AAATGTTGACTCAAGTAGTACTTCCTGAGTTAGTAGCTCTTCGTGATGCGTTTAATAGATTCTTCTCAACAGAGATTGGTCAAGGTTACTATATAGATTTTGATTTGACAGTATTCCCTGAATTGCAAGAGGACATGAAAGAGCTTAGTGCTATTCTTTCTCAATCTTGGTGGATTACTCCAAACGAAAAGAGAGCAGCTATGCGTTATGATACTATGGAAGGAACTGAAATGGATGAGATATTTATCCCAGCAGGTTACTTGCCTATAGATGAGTTAACTATGTTGCAAGACCCTAGAGATGCTCAACAACAAGGTGATTATAATTTACCTCCTGTAAAATAGATGCCGAAAATACTTTACCCATCACAGCAGTTTGCTTTGCAACAAAAGATTGCAAGGAAATCAATCAGAGAGTTTCAGCCTAAAATAAAAGAGGCGTTACAAGCTGACTTTGATAAAGCTGCTCAAATGGTTGAGGTATTAGGAGCAGAACAAACGGCTAACAATCGTGCAGGATTTTTTACTGGCGATAAGATTAATAATATTTTACGAACTTTGTATGAATCAACTGGTGGTTATACTGCCATGAGATACCAGCAGATGTTTGAAACAACTAAGAAAGCGGAAGAGATTGACCTTGACCCTTTAAATATTTTGGATGAGTGGTTGTTATTTATGTTATCCTATTGGACTGCAATTAGCGGACCTAAGATGTATGGCATAGAGAATACTACAGAGAACGAAATAGCTCGTATATTAGCGAGTGTTATAAAGTATGGTCAAGAGAATGGATTGTCACAAAACGAGGTAAACTCATTGGCAATTCAAACTCTAAGAGAAGGGAAGATTAATAACGCAAGGAGTTTACTTATAGCAAGAACTGAAAGCCATCAGGCATTAAGTGCAGGTGCTATGGGTGCGGTGAAAGCGGCAGGTGTTCCAGTATTAAAACAATGGATAGCTGCTGAATATCCAGCTAAGAGTGGTAAGCCAAGATTATGGCACAGGGATTTAGATAGACAAACGAATCCTGATAACAAAGGTGTAAGAATCCCTGTTAATCAACCATTCCTAGTGAACACTCCTGATTATGGTGTAATAGAGATGCAATATGCACATGATGCAACAGGCGGAGCAGTAAATAACTGTAACTGTAGATGCTGCACAGTGTATATAGCTTAAATAAACAAATATGAGTAACTTTTATAACAAGAAAGCGGTAAGTGGTGCTCCAGTAGATATGGAGGACAGTAGCAGGATTATCACTGTCTACTATTCTGCGTTTGGTAATGTCGACAGCGATGGCGATGTTATTGTACCAGGTGCATTCACTAAAACCCTAAAAGAAAACGGACCTAATGCTAAGAATAGAATCTGGCATTTATTTAACCACTCAACTGAGAAGCCAATCGCTAAACCATTCGAAATGATGGAAGATGGATTTGGTTTAAAGGCTAGAGTAAAGATGCCTAATACAACATTAGGTAACGATACTTATGAGTTGTATAAAGAAGGTCATATCACAGAACATAGCATTGGCTTCCAGACTATCAAGTCACAAGCGAAGTCAGGCTATAACGAAATCAATGAAATAAAATTGTTTGAGGGTAGTTCAGTATTGTGGGGTGCAAACGCAAATACGCCTACAGTTGGAGTGAAGAGTCAAGTTAAGTCTGTTCTTGTAGATGAGATGGGTAAAACTATCAAGTCTTTAAGAAACGGTCACTTTACTGACGAGACATTCGAATTGTTAGAACTTAAACTTAAGCAGTTACAACAATATCTTGCTGAAATGGAAGACGAAGAATCAGTCGACCCTGAAGAACAACCGCAAACATCTCCTGAAGGCACAGTCGAAATGCCAGAAGAAGAAGCATTGGAGGAAGAGGAAGACCCGATGATTTCTGTTGAAGTAGAGATAAACAAATATTTACAATCATTTAAAATTTTCAACTAATGGTAGAAGAAATCAAAAGTGCTTTCGAAGGCGTAAAGACCGAAGTAAACGGTGCTATCGACACACTAAAAGCTGATAACGCAGTTGCGGTAGAAGGCTTAAAATCAGAATTAGAAGAATTAAAATCTCAAGTTGCTGTAGTGAAAGACGCTGCTGACAAATTAGAGGCAAAAAACAATCGTAAGACAATGAACGAAAATCAAGTAAAAGGGTTCAATGCAACTCTTGCTGAAGCAATCGAGAAGAATGCTGACGGCATCGCAAAATTAGGTCGTGGTGAGCAAAAGCGTACAAGCTTCATCTTAGACACTAAGGCAGTAGGTAACATGACTGAAGCAGTTAACTTAACTGGTGATATTCCAAGACAATATGCTCCACAAGTTTATGCTCTTCCTTCTCGTAAAGTACACGTTAGAAGTTTGTTACCAGTAGGTACAATCTCTACAGGTTTATTCACTTTCCCTAAGGAAACTGGTGGTGAAGGTGCTCCAACTGTACAAACTCAAGGTAGTGCTAAAGCACAAGTTGATTTCGACATCACAATGTCTGATGCTGCTGCTCAGTACATCGCTGGTTTCGTAAGAATCTCTCGTCAAATGTTAGATGACGTTCCTGCTATGACTTCTTTCTTACAATCTCGTTTGATTGAGAAGTACTTAGTAGCTGAAGATGCTCAATTATTAAGCGGTGACGGTTCTGCTCCAGATTTACAAGGTATCTTAGGTGTAGCTTCTGCTTACGCTGGATCATCTACTGTATATGTTGCTCAATTACTTGAAGCTGCTGCTCAAGTTGAAGCTGCTAACTACAGTGCAAATGGTATCATGATTAACCCAACTGATTGGGCTACTATCTTGTTAACTCAAAATACAGATTCTCCTTACTCTTTACCTGGTGCTACAGTTGTATCTCCTGATGGTAGCTTGTCTATCGCTGGTATCCCTGTATTTAAGTCTACAGCTATCGCTGCTGGTACTTTCTTAGTAGGTGACTGGGCTATGGGTGCTCAAATCATGCAGAATCAAGGAATCGGTGTTCAGTTCTCTGAAATGGATAGCGACAACTTCCAAAAGAACTTGATCACTGTAAGAGTTGAAGCTCGTATCGCATTCCCTATCTACTACGCTGGTGCGTTTGTAACAGGAACTTTCGGAGCTTAATCTTAGATTAATCTAGAAATACAAGGGGTAGCCTAAAAAGCTGCCCCTTTTTTATGTCCGCTATATTTTAGTTATTTTTGTAGAAATAATGGCATAATGCAAATAGTAAGAGATATAACGACCACAGTAGCACCTACAGCAGAAGTGGTGACTTTAGCTGAGGCTAAGAATTACCTTAGAGTAGACTACAGCGAAGATGATGATTTAATTGAAGCTTTAATCAATACAGCTCAGACTAGACTTGAGCAATATGCAGGTATTGCTATGACTCCTAGAACCCTTAAAGTTGTAGCTTATGTAGATGCTTTTATTGAGCTTCCATATACGCCTACAAACACTATTTCTAAGGTTGAGTATTGGGATAATAACGCATGGGTTGAAATGCAGGTTGGAGGTTATTACGTTTTAGGTGATACTACCAAGAAAGTATACTTAACTAGCATATTTGACAACGAGTTTAGGTTTACTTACACTTGTGGTTATGCTACCACTCCTCAGACAATGAAGACTGCCCTTTTAAAGATGGTTTCAGACCTATACGAGTACAGAGAATCTTCAGTTGAGGCAACTACTCCATCTGCTAATTTGATGACCGCATATGAGCTTATGAAGCCATTTAAACGCATAAACATATTCTTATAATGATAGGCAGATTACACAATAGGATTACCTTTAAAAGTCAATCCAACGTTTCTGATGGTGCTGGTGGCGTAGTAACTACATTAGTAGATTATTATACTTGCTGGGCACAAATGTCAAAGAATACTAACGATAGGACAGATATAGCAGGAAAAGATAATATCAGTGATGATATTACATTTAGAATTAGATATACTACCTCTAAAACATTCACCAACAAACTCGTAATCTCTTATCAATCAAATCTTTATAATATCAACTCAGTTATAAATGAGAATGATAATAATAAGTACTTTTTGATAGGTTGCTCAACTTTAAAATAATGGCATAATGCAAATAGTAAGAGATATAACGACCACAGTAGCACCTACAGCAGAAGT